TAGCCTTCTTTTGAACTGCAGGTAGATTATCTAATGCTGTGAAACAAAGTTGTTTTTCTTTTTCGTTTGAGATATATGTATCGATGAGTAATGAATACATCAAGCTATGAATGTTTTCCATCATCAACTGAAATCCATAGAAAAATTTAGCTTCAGGATATTGTACTTCCTTTAAGAAATTTTCTGCAAGATTTTCATTAACAATACCATCAGAAGCTGCGAAGAATGATAAAATATTTTTAACAAAATATTGTTCATTTTCAGTAAGATTATTCCAATCTCTAATATCGTTAGTCAAATCTACCTCTTCAGCAGTCCAAAATGCTGCTTGATGTTGTTTGTAAAATTCCCAAATATCATTGTGCTCAATGGGGAATATAACGAATCTGTTGGGATTCTCTATTAAAATTTTTTCCATAATTAATTGTGTGTTTTATAATTGTTGTTGTTCCTTTTGTTTTCTCTTCTCCATCAATTCTTTGACTCTGTCTCTCTTCTTCTCTTCTTGTTGTTCCTCAAATCCTAAGAACGTTACTGAACTTTCAGTATCAATTTCAAGAAGTTCATTGTTGAATTTACAGTTCTCGAATACAACCCCATCCTTTCCAAGACGAGACTTTGTTATCGCGATTGTCGCCAAATTCATTTCTTTCTGTTGAAGTGTTTTTGCCACCGTGATGATGACGTGTCCAACTTGGGCCTTTTTGATTGACCCACCCATTTGGTCTGTAGTAACTACCTCTGAAGAAATAGAACTTCTATTCCCTTGAGTTGCAGTCCAACCAACCAAGTTGAGTTCGTGGCACATTGCCTCAAACCCTCTCATTACCGAACCTTCAGCTTTCCACTCGTCCTTTGATGATGATTCAGGTAATACACAATCGATATAATCTAACATAATCATATCAAGTTTATTTCCATCCGCAATCATTTTTCTAACCTGATTTTTAAGTTGGTTCATTGTCATAGTATCCGATGCCAATTTCTTCAATACAAGTTTGTTTTTCATTGTTTCTTGTATTTCAGTAACCTTTGACATTACATCTTCTCTATGTTTTGCCAACTCATCAGGTGGAATCCCTGTCCATATCGTAAAGTGTTTCCTCTGAACAATCTTTGGATTGTCTTCAAAGAATACCTGAAGGACATTGTATCCCAAGTTGAATGCTGTATTAGCAATCTTCGTTAAGATTGTAGTTTTACCCACACCTGTTGGTGCAAGGATTACACCAATCTCACCTTTAGCCAAACCACCCTTAAGTAGTTTGTCAATACCTGGTATTCCCATAGGTATTGGGTGTCTATAGTCCTCATCTAATACTGTCTCTAAGTCCGAGAAAATGTCTGTTTGACCTTTCTCTATTTCACCAACCTGTAACGCCTCTCTAACTAACCCCTCCACTTTATCATAAGATTCAAAATCACCTTGAGTGATAATTTTTTGAGCCTTATCCATAGCCTTTTGAAGTTCTTGTTGTTTACAGAATTTCAAAGCCTTTTCTTGAACAAACTGTGTTCCTTCGAATGGAGCTTCTTTAACTTGTTTAAGTGTATCTAAAACAATTTTGGCGACTAATTCTTGAGAAACTTCAGACTTGATAATTTGTTCGAGAGTTTCGAAGTTAGGGGTTGATTCATACTTCACATAGTATTCCTTAATCATCTGTAAAATGATTTTGAAATACTTGTTATCAAAGTATGTGGACTCGATGACATCAAGAATAGATGATGAAAAATCTTTATCTACCACAATCTGATTCAATAACTGAATCTGGAAAGTGTTTCCTAAGTAATCGAAATTTTTGTTCATATATTGTATTGCTCCCCTGTGTATTATTAAATACTCACTTACTCAAATCAAAATCCAAATATTGATAAGATAATCTTTGTTCTGAAAAAATGTCAGTTAATTCTCTGAGAATGTCTTTCAAAAATGGTCGTACGTCAACGGTATAACGAACTTTGGGTGGAAAATATTTTCCATCAAAAATTCTATGACAAATTGTCGTGTCTCCATTTTTTACGAAAATGTTGAATATCTCTGGACCATCAGTATAAGAGGTATCCATAACTGAAGGGTCATGCATAATGGATTCACTATTGTCCATCATGTAAATAACAGTTTTCATCTTCAAGTGATATTGTAGGTCTTCTTTAATCTCATTAATTAAGTCGTAGAATTCAATTGAGTTTTTTGCTGCCGGATTATAACCTCTGACATTGAAATACCTTTGGACAACAATATTGTCGTTAAGGGTTAGAAGGAATTCCATTTTAGTGCTGTCTTGCTCTTTCATAAAGTTTTTAATTTTTGTTTGTGTTTCTTTTTTCTTTTCGTGTAAGTTTCATAAATGGTCGGAGGAAATTTACCCAAGCCTCATCGTTCTTGGGTAGGTACTTGAAGAGTCCGTCCTCCATCATCATTCTCATCAAGTTTTTGTATCCACGGTCTGTGGGGTCTATTGTGTCTGTATGTATCTGTTCCACAAGTTCTTTCCCATCATCAGTGATTAAAGGATTGTGAAGATCCACGATTTTTTTGTTTGTTTCAAAGAATTGTTCTCCAAATGTACCGCTTTTAGTTTTACCAATCAAAATGTTCTCTAACGCCTTTGGTTTTTTCTTTTGCTCAATATTTCGTGCCTTATCCAAGATTTCTTCGATAGTCCATGATTTCTCTAACAATTCGGGAAACAATTTGACCAAAGTCTTTTCTCCCAACATTTCTATACCATCTATATTGTCGGACTTGTCCCCCGTTAGAATCTTGGTTAATAAGACGTTTTGGTGGGGTATGTTGACCTTGTTAATGGTAATCATGTCTCCATACCTATAATATTGTTTGGAGGTCGGAGAATAGATTGTAACTCGTTCTGATATAAGTTGGGTTAAGTCTTTGTCTGCGGAAAATATAATAATTTCCTCATCAACAGAAATCTTGGTATAGTGAGCAATTAGGTCATCTGCCTCATTGTTTATCATTTCAACCTGACGCACAAAGATTTCTTCGAGATATTGTTTAACTCTCGATTTTTGTTGTAGATATGACTCGTACTTATACTCGTTCATATCTTGCCGACGATTTGCTTTGTATTGAGGATAAATGGATTTCCGTATAGAGGAGTTGGAGTTTCCATCCCAAAATACCACAACCTTATCATGATTGTGTTCTTCTAAAAATTTTCTCAAGATGTTTATAAAATGGTAGATTCCACCTAAGTGGTCTCCACCATTATACAACTCCTTTACTCCATGAAATCCTATCTTGAACAGATTGTCTCCGTCCACTAATAACGTTTTAATCACAATTCGTGATTTAAGTGTGAAATAATAAACTAGTCTTCTTTTTCTTCTTTTAGAGTAAAATCACCATCAGTTCCGATAATATCTTTCCAATAGTCAGCATACTCTTTTTTGTATTTCTCCAATGAAACTTTCTCTTCAGCGGCCTCTTTACCTCCAATGAATCCATGTGGAGTAACAATAATTTTTCCGTCATCATAACCCAATCCGTTGATGTGGTTTTTCATTACAGAAACTTTTGTCCTTGACGCAAACTTAATCGTCCTTTTGTCTTTGGTCGCGGTAATCTTAGTTGTCCCCGCTCCCTTTTGGTTTCCAAATAGAAATACCAAAGATGAGTTCAACCAAATCGCCTCACCACCCTTAGCTTTAATTTTAGGTTGACCAAAAGGATTATCAGGAAGTTCAACCCAAGGTTGATTAACAATAACCAAAGTATTCTCATACTTAGAATCTGCTTTACGAGACCCTGAAATACGTTGGTTGATTCCCATACCAATTTTATCAGCCAAGGTAGACGCATTGTGTTGCTTCCCACCCTTTCCTTCATAAGTCATCTTACAAGGAACTGAGCCAACAGAATCCCAAAGGAATAATAAACTATAATCCAACTCACCCTTTTCTTGAGCATCTAACAAACTATTAATGTAGTCAGTTATTTGTTCAATATACTCAAAGTTATTATTGAATATATAAAATCCATCCCAATCCAATTCACCCGTTTCTTCATCAACAACTTCTTCACATTGGAACCCCATCAATTTAGCGTGTTCGAAACTCCATTTCTGTTCAGTAATAATAAACACAGGAAGAATACCTTTCTTCTGAGCGTCAACCGCAGCCTTTACCAAAGCAGTAGTCTTACCAGTATCGGAGTGACCCAAGAACATGTTAAGATGTCCAATAGCTGGACCAGGAAGTCCAACGGCATCCAAGAAATCAGTACCTAAGTCAAAAAATCTTTGAGGTTTATATTTTGCCGAAGTTGAGAATTTTTTCTTCAAACTTTCGAAGTCGTTCTTCTTAATTGCCATAAGGAATGTGAGTAAAACTCGGACACTAAAATAGTATCCGAGTTGAGTTATTTAATTAGAATGGTAAATCTGATGATGGTTCGTCGTCCATCTGTGGATCTACATATGAGGATTTTTTGGAACCTCCACCGAATGATTCGGTTTCAACTGAACTATCTCCGTAAACGTAACCTCCTTTTTCAGAATCCCATTTTGGAGTTTCTCCTCTAGCAATTGCTTCAAGATAATCAACAGGTTTTTTGGAATAAACATCCAACCAAGTCAATTCATCTTCCATCCAAGCCTTTGCCTGTTGTTTATCTTCATGTACAGGATTTGGGTCATCATACATAATAGTTGAAACCGTTGTGTATTCTTTACCCTTTGGAGTTTTTGCTTTAGCAAGTTCAATGACTAAGTCACGTCCTTTTTCAGGGTCAGTAATGTCCCCTTTGTTTCTCCAAATAGGAATGATTTTGTCAAGGATACCATCATTCTTGAAGTTGTGTTTGAATCTCCAAAACTTTGGACCATCTTCTTCGTGGTCTCTA